AATAAATAATGAACGATACACTATTAGCAGAAGACATGAAGACTACGCCTAAAGTGGCATTTGTAAATAAACCATACACTCAAGAAGAACGCACTAAGCGTGACGAAGAAGAACTAGAACAACTCAAGAAAGAACACGCAGGTGAAGAGGTAGAGGCAGAAGAAGCTGAACCTACTAGCGCAGAAGAAAAGACATTTAAGAAGCGTTACTCTGACCTACGCCGACACCAGCAAAAGCAAGCTGAAGAGTTTAAGGCTGAACTAGCGGCAATGAAAAGCCAGCTAGAAAAGGCTACAAAGAAAGAAATGAAACTGCCTAAGTCTGACGAAGACATTGAGCAGTGGGCAGCAGACTACCCTGATGTAGCAGCTATCGTAGAAACAATTGCCATGAAGAAAGCAGCAGAGCAATCTACTGCACTAGAAGAACGCATGAAGGCAATTGATGAGATGCAAACTTCTGCTACTAAAGAGAAAGCTGAAGCAGCATTGATGCAAATGCATCCTGACTTTGATGAGATTAGAGACAGTGATGAGTTCCACAATTGGGCAGAAGAACAGCCTAAGTGGGTACAGGATGCATTATATGACAATGACAATGACGCTAGGTCTGCCGCACGTGCAATTGATTTGTACAAAGCTGACATGGGCATTGCTGAAGCTAAGAAGTCTAAGTCTGGTAAAGATGCAGCTAAGTCTGTCACAGCTAAGAACACACGTAATAAACCACAGGAAGATGAATCTTCTACATACTTACGTGAGTCTCAGGTAGAAAAGATGTCTGCCCATGAATATGAGAAACATGCAGATGAAATTATGGAAGCTATTCGTAGTGGTAAGTTCATCTATGATTTATCTGGTTCTGCTAGATAAAAAAGAGTTGACAAACAGTTATTTTTAAGTATAACTATAGTCATGTGTAAAGTAAGCAGGTTAGCTACTTGCTTACTATACCAATCCGCAAACTACAAAAATCTTTAAGATTACCTGATTAACATGGCCTACTGAGTATATTAGTTGCAACTCTTATACAAAGTACACCCTACGTTAGACAGCCTCTGCCAAGAATTGTACTGTTTGCATCTGTAACAATCCAAAATAATAGGAGATGGATTATGGCTTTTCCAAGAGCAGCGGGTTACAACAACTTACCTAATGGTAATTTTAGCCCGGTAATTTACTCCAAACAGGTGCAGCTTGCATTCCGCAAGGCCGCTGTTTGTGACGCAATTACGAATAATGACTACTTTGGAGAAATCGCAAACTTTGGTGATTCAGTTAAAATCATTAAAGAACCTGAGATTACTGTCAAAGCATACGAGCGTGGTACAACTATTACCCCGCAAGACCTTGTTGATGAGGATTTTACCCTCACCGTTGACAAAGCTAACTACTTTGCTTTTAAAGTTGACGACATTGAGGAAGCACATTCGCACGTTAACTTTGAGTCTCTCTCAAGCAACCGTGCAGCATACCGCCTAGCTGACCAGTTTGACCAAGACGTTCTTGGTTACTTGACTGGCTTCAAACAAGCTGCAATTAGTGGTAACGCTAATGTAACGAACAACATTGTTAACGGAACTAAAGCTGTTGCTACAGCCGGAAATGATGAACTTCTTACTTCAATGAAGCTGACAGCCGCTGACTTTAATGCTGGTAACGCTGCTAACTGTGTGGGCTTGAAGCCTCGCGCATCTGAAGCTGTACCAACAACTGCTGGCGTAGCTAACCCATTGACTGTGATTGCACGTATGGCTCGTCAACTTGACTTGCAAAACGTAGAGTCACAAGGTCGTTGGTTGGTAATTGACCCAGTGTTCGTTGAACTACTAAAAGATGAAGACTCACGTTTGTTTGATTCTGACTTTGGTGGTTCTGGTCTACAGAATGGTTTGATTTTGAATAACCTGCATGGATTCCAAGTCCATGTTTCTAACAACCTGCCTTCTATTGGTACTGGCCCATCTACTACAGGTGGAACTAATGCTAATAACTTTGGCATGATTGTTGCTGGTCATTCTTCAGCCGTTGCTACTGCTGACCAAATCAATAAGACGGAAACATATCGTGACCCTGACAGCTTCGCTGACATTGTCCGTGGTATGCATCTGTATGGCCGCAAGATTCTTCGTCCTGAAGGTCTTGTTAACGCCAAATACTGCTTGCTGTAGAGGAGATTGAATTATGGCATTAGGTGATAATACACTCCAAGCGGCACGTGGCAACTCGCAGCGTGGTCGCAACTTTTACATGGTTCAAACCACATTTGACTTTGCAACAGCACTGTCTGACAAAGGTAGCGCACTTGCCGCTGGCGATGTCATTCCAGTAATTGCTGTTAAAAAGGGCATGATGGTTATGAATGCAGGTATTGAAGTCGATACTGCCTCTGACGGTTCTACTCTTACAGTAGACTTGGGCATGATTGCCGCTGAAGACTTTGTCGATGGTTTCGACGGAACTTCTGCAGCAGGTGTTGTAGCACAGAACCCAGCAGCCTATTCTCCACGGATGGCTGTTGCTGATGACAACATTGACTTGAAACTTGTTACACTTTCAGGTGGCGCAGTTACTACTGGTAAGATGCGTATCTGGGCTGTAATCATGGATTGCAATGACGAAGGTGACTTGACTGCTCAAGAAGTAGCACGTGACGTTGCTTAAAGACTAATGTAAGGGGGCAGGGCAACTTGCCCCTTTACTTATATTTTTATTTAAGGATGTGCAATGGCATATGATTATTTAGGATTAACTAACGAAGTTATTGCGCGTATGAATGAGGTTTCGCTTACAGCTGCAAACTTTACTTCTGCTCGTGGATTTCAAATCCAATGCCAAAATGCAGTTAATGACGCTATTAATTATATTAACCAACGAGAATTTGGCTGGTCTTTTACTCATCAAACCCAAACTCAAAACTTAATTCCCGGTACTACTAGGTATACTATACCTACTGCTGCCCAATCAATAGATTATGATTCTTTTAGAATCAGTAAAAATTCTGACCTAGCTTCTGCTGGAATTACTTTAAGAATTATAGACTATAAAGAATATACTCAAAGATACATAGTACAAGAAAATGACGTTGAGTCCACTACCTTAAACGGGGCAATTACTAATACCGCTACGACTATTACAGTAGTAAGCACAGCAGGATTTTCAACAACCGGCTCCATTCAAATTGAGAATGAGACCATTACATACACGGGCGTAACCAGCACCACTTTCACTGGTTGTACACGTGGTACATCTGGTACTACTGCTGTATTGCACGCAGATACTACAAACGTTGCGCAATTTACATCTGGGGGTATTCCAAATCTTGTTTTTAGAACCCCAGACAATAACTTTGGCTTATACCCATATCCAAACAAAGCTTATGAATTGGTGTATGAATACTTTGATAGGCCAACCTTACTAGTTGCCGCAACTGATGTACCTACAATTCCTGAACAATTTAGACAGGTTATTGTAGATGGTGCAACTGCATATTCATATCAGTATCGTGGTGAAGCACAACAGTATGGGCTTAACTTTGCCCGGTTTGAAGAAGGTATTAAACAGATGCAAACCCTATTACTGAATAGGGCAGACTACATTCGTTCCACCTATATTCCATACTTGCAAAGGTATGGAAACAGTGCAGTATTTTAAGGTGGTAAAACATGGCAGATGAAACTGGCCTTAATCCGTTTGTATTTGCGTGTCAAGGTGGGCTGGTTCTTGACCAATCTACTTTTGCTATGCAGCCCGGAATGGCACTTGAACTAACTAACTTTGAGCCGGATATTCAAGGTGGCTATAGACGCATTTCTGGCTACACTAAGTGGAACTCTAATATTGTACCACAAGATGCTAGTGCATCAGAAGCTGTACTTATGTCAGCTTACTTCAAAGGCAATATCATTGCTGCACGTGGTGGCAAAGTACATAAGGGTGGCACTACAGGTAGCTGGACACAGATTGACACAGGCAGAAGTAACGCCGGTGTATATACTTTCTTTAGGTACACACTAGGTGGTACAGACTTTATTGTTTGGGCAGATGGTGCTAATCATGCATCTAAATACGATAACACTACAGTAACTGACATTAACGCTACAGGCGCACCTGCTAATCCCCAGTTTGTTACCGGATATAAAAATTCTCTTTTCTTTGCTGGTATGTCTAGCACACCACAAGAATTAGTATTTACCGCACCATACACAGATACAGATTTTAGCACAGCTAATGGTGCTGGTAGTATTAACGTAGACAGCAATATAACCGGTTTGTTTCCTTTCCGTGATTCACTATTTATCTTTTGTGAAGAACGTATATTTAAGTTAGTTGGAAATACTATTGCTGACTTTCAACTACAACCAGTAACACGAGAAATTGGTTGTCTCAACGGTAGAACCATTCAAGAATTTGGTGGAGACATAATCTTTCTTGGGCCTGATGGATTACGTACTGTTGCTGGTACTGCAAACATTGGTGACGTTGAACTTGGTACAATTAGCCGACAGATACAGGAACGTTTTGCAGGTGTATCAGACGTAGATGAATTTACCTCTGTGGTAATTCCTGACAAAACACAATACCGCATTTTCTTTAGTAACTCAAATACCGTACGTTCAAAAACTACAGGAGTTATATGCGTAAGAAAAAATGAAAGTTTTGAGTTTGCGGATATTTTAGGAATACGTCCTAGTAGCACTGATTTTGTTACGGTTAGTGGTGAAAGTATTGTACTACATGGCGAGTTTGATGGGTACGTATATCGACAAGAACAAGGCAATGACTTTGACGGTAACAATGTAACAGGTAAATACCGTTCACCTGATTTGACTATGGGTGATGCTGGAATACGTAAGTCATTTCAACGAGTTATTATTAACTACGCCCCAGAAGCTGCCGTTAACGCAGATTTGTTTGTTAGATACGATTATGAAGCACCTAACGTAGCCCGAGCAGCGGCCTATCCATTTGATACTGCTACATCTGTGGCTATTTACGGTTCATCATTATATGGTACAGCTACTTATGGTGGACAGTCAAACCCCTTAGTAAGACAACCAATTGAAGGTAGTGGCTTTGCTGTAGCCCTACGGGTAAACGATAGAGGTACTTCAGCCCCCTACTCATTAAAAGGATTTCAGCTAGAGTTTCAAGCTGACGCAAGGAGATAATAAATGGCAGGTTATACTAGACAATCGAGTTTTGCTGATGGCGATATTATCACCGCAGCAGACAGTAACGATGAGTTTAACCAACTACTAAGTAGTTTCAATAACACAACAGGTCACAAACACGATGGCACAGCCGCTGAAGGCCCAGTCATTGGTTTGATTGGAGACCCTGGAGTTGCCACGCCTAAAAACAAAGTTGTTGTTGATGATACTAATAACCAAGTAGAATTTAATATTGACGTAAGCGGTACTAGTACAGAACAGTTTGTAGTCAAAGATGGAGTTATTGAGCCTACCACTAACAACGATATTGATTTAGGCTCTAGTTCTAAAAAGTTTAAAGACTTAAACATAGCTGGTGCTGCTAACATTGCTGGCACTATGACCCTATCAGGCAACGTAATTGTATCTGGTACTCTTGGTGCAGACCTAATCCCTGACGGTGATAACACTCGTGACATTGGTAGTTCCTCTGCAGAATGGAAAGACCTATACATAGACGGTGTTGCATATTTAGACGCTATCAACTTTAACGGTACAGCTATCTCAGCTACTGCAGCAGAGTTGAATATCATGGATGGTGTAACAGCCACCACTGCAGAACTTAACATACTAGATGGCGTTACATCAACAGCAGCAGAACTAAATATCTTAGATGGTGTAACCTCTACTACTGCTGAGTTAAATATCCTTGACGGCGTTACAGCTACAACAGCAGAACTTAATCTGACAGATGGCGGCTCTACTGTAGGTACAACAGCCGTAGCGGGTGGTGATGGTATCTTGACTAATGATAATGGCACAATGCGCCAGACATCAGTAGATACGTTTGATACTTATCTAGCACAAAGTACTAAAACATTAACAAATAAAACCTTGACAAGTGCTGTCCTAAACGGTACAATAAGTGGAACATCAATTAAAGATGAAGATAATATGGCATCTGACAGTGCCACTCATCTTGCTACCCAACAATCAATTAAAGCTTATGTAGATGCTGAAGTAGCTGCTATACCTGTAGGTGACATTACTTCTGTAGTTGCTGGTACAGGCATGACAGGTGGTGGTACATCAGGTGATGTTACACTTAACGTCATTGGTGGTGCAGGTATTACTGCTAATGCTAATGACATTGCTGTAGATTCCACAGTAATTACTGGTCAGACTGCAGAATCAACTGTAGATGCTACTAATGACTTAGTATTGTTGTACGATAACTCAGCTACCGCCTTACGTAAAGTTTCTGTATCTGCTATTACTGCTGCAGGTAGCGGTATTAATGCAGTTGTAGACGATACTTCACCAGAACTAGGTGGTGACTTAGATGTATTAGCTAGGTCAATAGTATCATCATCTAATAGAAATATTAACTTACTGCCTAATGGTTCTGGTAAAGTTAATCTTGACGGTAACGGCTCTAGTGGCGGTGTTACTATATCAGATGGTCTTGTAGACATTCGTACTGGCACAGGTGCAGTTTCACAGGTAAAGTTCTATTGTGAAAGCAGCAATGCACATGCACAGACAATTCAACCACAACCACACTCTGCTGGTGTAACTAACACACTTACATTACCTGCAGGTAGCAGTCAGGAGATTGTAGGTACTACAGCTACACAGACACTTACAAACAAAAGCATTGATGCTGCACAGCTTACTGGCACAGTAGCTAACGCAAGACTTGATGCACAGTTACAAGATGTTGCTGGACTAGCAGTAACAGACGGTGGCTTTATTGTAGG